GCAGCAGCTAAAGCCCAAGAAGAGCTAGAAAACTGGAAACAAAGCTGTGAAGAAGCTGAGCATGCAGGTGATCTAAATCAATTAACTGAGTCGCTTGATAAAGAACACATGTATTACCAGAACATGCGACAAGCAATGTTAATGAGAGCTAAAGCATTGAATTGCACGTTTGATAAACAACGTGGCACTTGGATTAGTCCACCAGAATTTAACGGTATCTCAGATCAACAAAGAGACGAACTTCAAAACTTTATTGCTGAACGTGGCCTCGATGTAAAAACAGTTTGTGAGCACTTCGGCATAGATGCCCTGATCCAAATTGAAGCAGCAAAACTACCAGCAGTTAAACAAGACATTGAAACATTAGCTAAAACGGGGATGACAGCATGAATAATGTAATCACTGCAGCTGAAGCATTTGCAGCTCTTCAAAAAGGTAAAACTGTTCTTTGTCGTCCTATTGGAGACATGTTGGACTTTTCTGACTTAGATCAATTCCCCGCTTCTGTGTTTGGTAAACCAGGTTTTGAATTCTGCATCAAAATCGAAACCATTGAACTAGCTGGCATTACATTCACAAAGCCATTAACTATTGATGAGTATGAAGACGGTCAGGAAGTTTATGTAATCAGTACATATTCACCTACGGTTTATATTTTAGATTTCAAAACTAACGCATTAATTGATTCTATTAACAGTGGCTTCGTTCAACGTGATGCAGAAAACGCCAAGCTTCAATTAAAAGCACTGTCCAAAGCGTTAGGTTTTGAAGTTAATGATGACTTAAGTGTTATTCGCTTAGGTGATGAAAAAAAGAAACAGCGTGGCAAGAAATCAAAAGCTGAGCCAGTGGCAAAAGTAATACCTTCTGAAGTTTTCCCTGCAGATAAACAGCCAGCGATTGTTATTACAGAACAAACTAATGTCACAGCTTCCGAGGATCTATTAACTCCAGTTACCAACGAGCCTAAAGTAGATCCTGAATATCAAAATAAACTTGATACCCTGCTGCAAAGAGTTAAAGACTCAAAAACACCAGATGAAGTAAATGCGGTTTATCGTTATACCCGCACATGGGATGACGAACAAATGAAGCCTATCCTTCTCGCCACTCACAAACGTCTTGAAGAGCTAGAAAAAGAAAAGGCATCTGCTAATGAGCCACCCTCTTTAATGGTTCAAATCCAAACTGCACCAGACCTTACAACGCTAGATGCTTTGGAAATAGATGTGGCCACACGAGATCCACAAATTCAACCGAAGCTTATGGGGTATGTGAGAAAACGCCGCTATGAATTAGAGAATCCTACACCTACTCAACAAGAATCTACCCCTGATTATTTATTAGTGGACGGTTTCTAACATGAAAGATCAGTACAAGAAAGTGAGCCAAAAACACATGCTTGGTTTTATGTACTACTTGCAATTGCTGGGCTACGTAATAGTCCGGCAAGGCATGGATCAAGCAATGTTTCTAACCAAGCATTATGCGGTACCAGTCGCTTGGCGCCGCATAACGATCGACTATCACAACCGATTAAATAAACCAGCACAACAACTTTATAAAGAGTTTGTTGAATGGACTAAAGAAGAATATTTGAGGGCTTAGGTAATGATTGATTTAAAAACTAAACAAGCATTTTGGGCTGAGCAATTGCCTATTTTTAAAGAAAAATATTGGATTCCCGAACATTTAGATGTCCTCGAATTCGATATGAATGGCGGCTGTTTTGATATTGCTGAAGGTGTCAAAACTGATCTAAGTGAAGAAGACCTTTTTGATGTTTACCATCGTGTAAATAGTGGTTGGGCAATGTGGAAGAAAGCCGTAGATTTCATGAAATCCAAAGTTCCAACTTGGATTAGCGTGACTGATGAATTGCCTCCTACTGACATAATGGTACTTATTTGTTGGGCAGATGCTCCTGATGTCACCCCAGAACAAGACTATATGACTATTGATGAGGATTTAAATAGCGTATGGGCAAACTATCAAAATGATCCACCTTCACATTGGATGCATTTTAATAAAGTACCAAGCGTAAAAGTCACCAGTGGTTTTAAATATCAAATCCAGCCAATAGATCTACCTGAAAACCTTTTCAATTGGTTTCATCCAGATATTGAATTGTTTAACACCATTGAGGAAGGTGTTGAAGCGTATACACAAGAACAGTGGGAACAACTTAAGTTAAATCTCAGGGTTGAAATTGAAACTCAGTTATTAGATTACGACGAAATTCCGAATGTTCCAGAAGATGCAGTAGTTTGGCCCAACTGGAAGCCAGAACCGCCTGAACAAGGACTCTTTTTAATTGCAGCATTTGATTCAGAAGATGGCCCTGTACTTTGGTGGGCAAATCCTAAAGCGGAAAGTAAGGAGGAGTAAATGTTAAAAGATCTGAGAAATCTATCTGATGCAGAGCAACAAGAATATTTGGATCGCTTCATAATGGCTAATGAAGAACAGAAGTTTCCTCAAGAGGTTGTGGCACTTTATTTAGATTGCTCGCCTTGGACATTAGCTAGAATGCGTTGTGATCAATCATCACTGCCTTTCTCGAAAATTGGGAGACGTGTTTCATATAAAAAGAAAGACGTTTTGAAGTATGAGCAAAGCAAGACTGTGCTTAATACAGCACAGCTTGCAACAGTTTAAGGCGGTTAAACCGCCTTTATTTCTTTTAATCTTTCTGTCCAAACAGATTGGTAGTTGAAGCAATCAATCTTTCCTTGATAAACCGCCTCAATCATATTCATCGAAGCTCTTAATTCCTCATCTGGAATTTGAACATAACCACCTGTCACATCAATTCTTGGTTTAGCCGTGTGATTAAGAAGTCTTTTTGTCACATAAATATTAAATCTTAAAAGGTTGCATATAGTGGCAAATGTACGACGGAAATCATGCATTGAAACGTAATAGTCAACTTCCTTACCCACTCTATTCAATAATGTATCTACCTTAGTTGCATGCATATTCCACGAAGTAGGCATCTTAGTAGCTGGGAAAACCCAATCGTTTTCTCTTAATAACCAACGTTCACGCAAAATACTGTGTAGATGATCACCAATAGGAAAAGTATGATCTGAACCATTTTTGGTATCTCTAAAAGTTAAGGTACCATTTTTAATATCTACATCAGCCCACTTTAGACAACATGCCTCCTGTTTACGGCATCCCGTATACATGCACATCAATACGATATCCCGATGCGTGTTTGACCTAGCAGTATTTTCCAGATTCAACTCATCTTCATAATGAAGCACCGCATTGTAATATTTGTGAATGATGTCTTTATGGAGATGTCTATCCCTACTTGCTATTTTATTCCAACCTCTTGTTACGGAAATAATGTCAACTGGATTACTTTTAAGGATCGGGTTCTCATCTGTTGAATAAAGAACATGAATATACTTCCATAAGGTACCTAAAAGAGATACAGCACCATTTGCTGACGACTCACTTACTTCTGATACCTCAATAAATCGATCCAATACTTCTTGCTTAGATATCTGGAAAAGCTTTTTGTTGCCCCACCCCAAATATAAATCAAAGTACTTACGGTACTGCCTAATTGTTTTTGGTCTAAAGTCATTTCTATCAATATAAATTTGAAGGGCTTCATTCACTGTAATATCTAAAGGATTAGCAACATTCTTTAATTTGATATGCTTTTCATATTCATTGTTTGAAATTTTCGCCAGAATCATCTGAGCTTTTGCTCGAGCATTTGTTGCAGGAATATCGGTAGTTTTGCCAATTGTCACTCGATAGAGTTCACCTGCATACCTCCTTTCAACAATATAGGTTTTACTTTTATTAGTTACCCGAACAGCAAAACCGATCAGTTCTGCATCTCTATATATTTTTTGACCTTTTTCAGTTAATGGAATAGCATCAACAGTAGATTTGTTGAGTTTCATGTCTTAAACCTGTTTTAGCGAAATTTGATTTAACCATGTTTCTCAACAGTCTACAAATAGTCTACAAGCGTTTTTAGTTAACAATAAAATACGTCATATTCCGATTATAAATTATTGTTTTAATTCACTTTAATAAAAATACAAAAACCACAGGTATATTATAAAAGAAGTAGAATCCGCCTAATCTGGTTTGGATTGTAAATGGTTGGAACAAGACTTAAACCTTTGTACTTTCAATAGGTTAAAAATTTCAGGTAGCTGTATATGAATGTATTCATTTGCTCACACTTATAGGATGCATGTTTTTAAGCCCCATACATATCAACTTACTGACTTTCGTAATTCTATCATTTCTAACAGATGCAAATAATGTATTAAATGAAATACTTCAGGTTATTAGTTTATAGATGGGCTGGATTTAAAGTATTAAAAAAGCCTATTCATATGTGAATAGGCTTTTTAGTTTTTATCAATTATTCGTCTTACTATGAATACAAGTTATGCTAACTTCTTTGCTTCTAAGTAGTGAATATCAGCAATTTGTGAATCCCAAAACTCATTCCATAAAGCACAATAATCCATACAAAGCGTTGTTAAGCTCTCATAGTCTTCTTTAGTTATTGCTTGCGCTAACGCAAACCAGAGATCATCTTCATGATCATCATCTGCTGCTTCTGAGGTTTCGTCAGTAGATACCCCATGAACATGGTAATAGCCGCCACCTTCAACATCGACGCCAATGGCTTTAGTCGCTTCACGAAGTGGTGGGCTAAAAAGAATCACTTCTTCTTCCGCCACTGCAAGTAAAGCAACTACTTTAATATAACTATCATAAGATGATTCTAGAAAATTTCTTACCTGATCTGCAATTTTTGAAGGTTGATAGTCTCTACGGTCCTTCTCACTCAAACCATAATCATTCAATAAATCTTCATATAAAGGATAATGCGCATACTCCGGATTACCTAGATAATAATTGTCCGGGTCTGTTCCTGGTCTAAAACCAAATTCATCAAGTACATTTAAACTTAATAAAACACGTGGAAATATTTTAGCTCCAGAATGGAGTTTAGGCTCCAATTGTTTTGTCTGGAACTGGGCCATTAATAAGGCATCAGTAAAGATCTGAACAATCGCATGACGATATTCTAAATGAATTCTTGTTAAAGTGAATTTATCAAGCAATCCATTATTTAAAACTTCGATCGCCGGATGTTTACATACTGGTAATTCAGCAATTCTCGCTCTTAATTGTTTGAGAAATTTTAGATTTTCTTCCCACTGTTCTGTAGGAATACTATTCTTCATCCCCAGTAATGCCTTTTGTCTTGGATTATCGAAATCTTCAAATTTTTTTGACATAATCATTCTCAATAACAAATTAATTCTTATAGTTAGGTTATGAGTTCCCCATTATTTTAATCGTGCATTCATTTGCTACTAAATAAAATTGTATACTCATCCCTAAACAATTTGATATTAGGTTTATTATTACTACAAATCAATGGATAATTTAATGAATTTTTTTAATGAATCAAATAACAATTAATATCGAAAAATACTATTTTTTTAGGCTCTCACATGTTGTATTACATTAGCGTTTTCAATATGATTAAACTGACTTTTGCCAGAGCACTAGCCTTAAAAAAGAAACGGATTTCAAAAGATTTACTACGGGGAAATCGATGTCAAAAAGAGACACTATTATAAAAACAGCAACTGCCCTTTTTAATGAAAAAAGCTATAACTCTATTGGAGTGGACAGAATTATTGCTGAATCTAATGTTGCAAAGATGACATTCTACAAGTATTTTCCTTCAAAGGAAAAGCTAATAGAATCATGCCTTTACAAAAGGAATTCTGATATACAGTCTGCTATATTAGAAAGAATCAATACCAATGACCTACCTTTAGTTCAACTCAGAAGCTTATTTAATTGGTATATTGACTGGATTTACACAGAAGACTTTAATGGATGCTTATTTAAAAAGGCAACTA